TTTCTTGCTTTCGTTTCTAATTCTTCTGCATCATCCCATTTCAAATCTATCTTTACACCATCAATCCATCTTTCTTCTTTATCCAACGTATATCCCCATAACTTTTCTCGTTCTTCTTCATTCCATAACTGATTTCTCCAATATATCGGCATACTATATTTTTGTCCATTCCTTGCCATATAACTTACATCTGTTTTTTCCTCTCTAAACTTATTTTTTTTCTTACCAATCCTTTCAATATATCCTCGTCCAATTCCTGGACTCACACACATTTTCGGTTCATACTCTTTATGCTTAAAGTCTGTCTTTGTTAAATACTTCGTTACATATTTTATCGTCCTTTCATTCACAAACTTTCCAATCCACACATGACCATATTTCCATCTTTCTCTTAACAACTCAGGCTCATCTGTATATACTATTCCATGTATATGTATTCTTTCAGTCTTCGTTTCTCCCAATTCTGTTACTAACCAATGTCTCAACGTCTTTCCCTCGTAATATCTCCACAACTCAAGGAATCTTCTTATCCCTTTCACTGCTGCTGCATTATCTAATGCATATCCATCTAACGTTTCTACACTCTCTGCTTGTACATCATCTTCTAACTTCTTCAACTCTATATCACTAAACGTCATCGTAACCATATGACCATTCTTATGATCCTTTATATCTTCCATTAATCTTACTGCCCATCCATTACCTTTCTGCTTTCTACATTCTATACATTTCCCACATCCTGCAGGTATCTGTTTCATCCTTTTATCATTTAACGGGGGAACAATTCCCCCGTTTTTTTTATTACTTCTATACTTCGGATTCGTTACCAATTTCGAGTATATACACATATCTAATTTCTATTATTATTAGGTTTTCCAAATATTCCAACATCTTTATTTTCATCAGCTCTATCTAAATAATTTTTTATTAAATCTCCTAAATCAAATCCAAATTTACTAGCTTGATTCGTTAAAAATCTAAATATTTTATTATCTGTTTTTTGTATTCCTAACTTATTCAATCCTACTTCATATTCTTTTAGTTTTGCTTCAGCTTCTTCTGTTGTTATCTTTTTATTTACTAATTCTGTATTACGTTTCATATTATCAATTTTTTCACTTTCAAATAATGCTTGTAATTTTACCAACGCAGTTCTTTCCTTTTCAGTATTTTCTCCCGCTTGTAGATTCTTTATCTCTTGAGCTATTTTCTCTTTATCAATTTCAATTTTATTAGTATTCTTTTTTATCTGTTCTGTTTCCGCTACTATTTTACCTACTTGTGCTGCCATTAAACTCGCTTGCACACTTGCTCCAATATCCATAGGCGCATGACTACTATTTCCACTTGCACTTCCTCCGCCTTGGCTTCCCGTCGTCTGACCACCGCCACCGCTCATTCCATACATCAATCCCGGATTTAATCCCGCATCTTTCATCATTTTCATCTGCGCTTCATAACCCGTATCTCTCCATGTTTTCATTTGCAACTCATGTCCTTGTTGATTCAACTTTTGTTGATTATCAAACTGAATCCCCATTAATTCTTTATTTCTGTTGTGTGCTTTCTTGGCTCTTTTACCTTGTCCAATCATTCCCAACACTCCACCGGCGAGTCCCGCTCCCGCAGTCGCTATTCCTCCCCAATTTGTTCCATTATTTCCACTCATGTTTTCTATTTATTTATTTTTCGTGCTTTTCTTAAAAGCTTTTTACTCTTTACTTGATATAATATTATTATGTGCGTAGTCGTGTTTTAAGTAATAGGGCATAAGTTTCCAAATGCCCCATTAAACACTTCACATAATGACTAGCTTCTCGCTACTCTCCATTACTCACTTTACCTTGGTCTTTACTCTCTTTAACTTCATCTTTTACAATGTTGTCTTTAGTAATCCCTTTTTTCTCTCTTTGAGCCTTTGTACTTTTCTGCACTGAATCCATAGCATCAGTCGCCACTTCCCATCTATCCGTTCGAATATCATGTTCCGCTAATACTCCGTGTTTTCGCTCCGTGTACACATTCGGCGCCCCGTCCTCAATCGGTTCACCATTGTTTACCACTCGCTCTACTTTTTCTTCTATTGTTTCCCCATATACTTTAGGTACTCCATTTACTATTGTTTTCGCCATTTTAGGCACTTTATATCCCATTTCTCTCTTTTTTATAGGTTAGGTATTACTTTTGCACTCATCTTTCTTCTAGCGGTGTTATTTACACTTATCTGCGTCCAAAAATTCTGACTATCTAAATTCGTATCTGCAAATATGTGATTAAACTTACTCGGGTCTACATATGTCGTAATATCTTTAATCCCCTCTTTACCACTTTCATTCGTCGCTTCATATCTTCTATTCAATGTCATAAACATCTCTTTATTTCCCTCTGCGAAATTCCCTCTTGTCTGATTCACTGCTGTCATATAATTCAACCATGCTGGTACTTTTCCAACTGAACTAAATCCAATTTTATCATTATCATTATGGTCAATTTCTGTATCAAACCACGCCATCTCATCTGTTATCAAATCTTGGAATCCTATTTGGTCTAAATCAGGCTTATGTAAATCATCTAACGTCTTTAAATTTGTATCCCATTTATTACCTTGACTATAGTCTACTCTCGGCGTTATACTTGCAATTCCCATTACATAACATGGCTCATGACATTTCACTATCATTTTTCCACCTTTATGCTTTCCGGTTAATCTTCCTCGTCCCGCTAACGTTCCTAATGCATGATCTGTATCACTTGTTTCTGTTTCTGCTGTACTTACCACTTCTTCAAATGCTAACTCCTTTATCAAACTTCCATGGTACACTGGATTTTCTGTTTTCTTCACTGTATCATGACTATACACTGCATTTATCCAATCATTATAACTTCCGCCACTCATGTTGATTCTGTTCAGCATCTTATATACTTTATTCGCTAAACTTAACGCATCAATTGTGAAACTTCCGTCTACATCTGTTCCAACTCTTGTTACTTGACTAACTCCATTTGTCCCATCTATCCATTCTGTATCTATCCAATTATTAAACTTATCACTTTGGTACGTCTTTAATGCTAATCCCTCTTGAGTTCCTATCATACATCTAGCCCCATTTTCTACTTTCAATGGTAAACTATACGGCGTTCTCGACGCACTATCGATTTCATAACTACCCGTATTTCTTACGTCTGTCAACAAATCCATTGTCATTTCGTCAATATTCACTAACGGAAATTCTTCTAACTCTGTCGTATCATTCGCATATGGTATCGTACTCGGTTGTACTGCATTATATTTTTGCCACGTTGTTGTATTTTCTAAATCATCCGCATCTAATCCTTTAAAATCATAACATTTTAAATAATAATATCCATTATACCATTCATATTTATAACTTTTAAACAAATCGCTCACTTTCTGTATTGCTAACGGCGCATTTCCACTTCTATATTTAACTCTTGCTTCATAAAAATCTACTTCTCCCGTCGCTGTTTCTGGGTCATAATCAAACCATAATTCTTTTAATTCACCTGCATTTTTAGTTACTGCTGCATTCATTATATTGGTACCTACTTCGTTTTGATCCATTACATATTGTAGTGTTGTAATATCTGTATTCCCATTTTTCGTGTGTATCACATACGCATTCTCCTCTTGCTTATTCGCATAGTAATTTTTAAATATGCTCCAATATCCTAAATAGGGGACTGCATTAAATTCTCTGTTTATTATACCATTTGCTTCATTTTTCGTTCTTCCTAATCCTCTAATCCCTAAGTAACTAAATATACAACTTGGATTAATCTGACTATTATCGTCATATATATCTTGAGCTTTATACGCATGCGTCAACTTCACTTGAGGCAAATGCACTTTATCCATTTCTCTACCTAATTCCAATTTATTTAGGTGTAACTTCCCTTGAAATAATCTTACCGGCACTTCAAATACATCTAACTGCACTTTATAACTCCCAAATAACGGTCCAATCGTCGGTAACGTCTTCACGTCACAGTCTAAACTGATATCAAACGTATCACCCGGTAAACCTACCTCA